GCAAGTAAGGTGGTGGATTGCGTCGTGATTGCAAACAGTGAACTCAATGTTAGGCGTGTGCATAAGCTGCCTAACTTTGTTTTGTGCTGCTGATTCTTTCATGTAGACATGTTCTTTGACCTTGTAGGTCTGAGTGTCACGTACACGAATGATACAACATACGGAGGAAGGTAGTTCCCAACCGCCTACCTTCCAGTCCATAATCTCATCATAAAGATGAGGTTCAAACATTTCATCGGGTGCGTCCTTAAATGCTTCCCAGTTGTTAGGGTAGTAACGTTTACCATTCATCAGCTTCTTTTACATCAAGTAGTTGATCGTTACGTTCACGGGACAACTCTAATGCCATCCAAGCGGCTGACTCAGAGTTGGGTGCTAGCAAATGCATAGTACCTGAACGTAACCTTACTTCATATAATTTAGGAGGGTTGAGGTTCATTGGTTGGTTTTGAAGAACGTTTACGTTGTAATTTGGTTTTAGGTACGTCCTTGCTTTGCTCATACATCTCACGTAATTCATCACGCAAGATGAGATACTGGTCAGCATGTTCAGCTCTGTGTTGGTAATGATAAAGCCAACATTCGACTGCGTTAAGCAGTAACCATTCACGGGATTGGGTCATAAGGTGCTGGAAATACGGTCTAGGCGGTGAAGGATCGATAGAAGCTGGGACCTTGTGAGTAGACCACGTTTATGATCTTTAAAGGCTTGAGCTTCTAAGTCTTTAAGCGTTTTGTGGTTGTAAAGCATGATGTGTTAAAGATCCATGAGTAAAACTCTTCTAAGTTGTACGCTTCTTCTTCGCGCCTATGCTGTTGTTTTTGGTTGGTCATATCTTGTCGGACGTGAACAAGTTCATGGATAAGTGTTTTGATGTACTCATCACGTGTAAGAGTACGCTCAATTTCTACCATAAACTCGTCTTCGTCTTCATACTGCCAACCTGTTACACCGTCAGCTGTAAGGCGTCGATGATGGACAACGACTGTTGCGTCCTTGAGTACTGGATCCTTGTCTACCATGAAGTTGTAGACTTGTTGAGCGAGTCGTGGTCGCTGTTTTTGACCGGATGTTAAAAGCATAAAAAAAGACGCTCACCTTTAAGTGAGCGCCAGTGCGTCCTTGTGATTGTGAATGGATTTAGTCGAAAAGACATGTATTCTCTTCGACAAAATCTAGAGCGTTTTCTTGTTGCCAATCAGTCCAACATTGTTCGAGAATTAACTCGATTGCCTGCTGTCTTGTTGTGGCTGCAAGTAACTCACTCTGCAACGATTGAGGAATCATGGTTAGAGAATGTCAAGCTGGCTAAGCTTTTCTGATAGAAAAGATTCCAAAAGATCACAACGGTTCCCCCATGTGAGTTTGGCATCTAAACTATCAGCCATGTCTAACTGTTCCTTGGCTAGATCTAGTTGTTCTAGCAAATAGTCGTAGTCAGTTTGCATTGGTCAGATGCGAAGGATTTAAGAGGCTTTGTGAGCCCCTCAGGAAGGAATAGACACAGCTAAGTGTATCTACTCCAAAGTGAGAGGGTCAACTAATGGGCACAATGTCTAGATAACCTTTTGGGTATCTGTCGCAGTAGTCATCAAAGACAGCGTCGGCATCCTCGAAGGTATCGTAACCATCTAGGATTTCGTTGTCACCTTCAACGGACCACTTCACAATTGCGTAATACATGATCAAAGAAGAGTTGGGTGGGATGGTGAACAATTAGACAGAAGCCAATACGGATTCTTTCATTGTTTCTTCCATGAAGTAGTTGTGCTCTGCTTCTGCTTCCATCAAACGATTTGTGCAGAAGTCCTCAACAACAACCCAAACGGCTTTTTCTTTTAGTTCTTGCATCGAATAGAACTCGCTAGTGTCTACTAGGTCGTGCAGTTTGATGTCAAGAATTTTGAGAGTGTGCTCTATCTCTTCCTCGTGCTCTTCGTAGAACTCATGAAGCTCTGAAGAGTAGATGAAGCCAGAGACTCCGCCAATGCAGCCATAACGGGCCACATCTTTGATCTCGTCCCAATCAGTGAAGCGTGTTTCGAGAGTTTCGATCAGGCTAGGCATGATTGCGAGTTGGTGATTTGGTCAGGTGTAGCTTGAAGGCTACAGAAAACCCAAAGCGTTGTAGCTATGGGCTGAGTGTAGACATCAAAGGCAGGCGTTAAGGATAAGCCCGCCTAGTCCCGCTGTCAACAGTAGAAGACTGAGACTTGAGGAAGTGATGCAAGCTGCAGCGGTGAATACTGCAACGGAAAACAGAAGGAGCATGGACTCGGTGCATCGCTCCCGTATTATAGGGCGATGACTAGCACAAAGCCCCAAGCTGTAACACTTTGAAATGTTACAGTTTGTGTCGTGTCATAGCGGCATCGTTGGCAGGTACCCACGCCAACCTTCGCCTTAGGTCCCGTGCTCGGGATCACAGCCGCTGTCTAGGTTTTCAAGGTTCAGCCCACACAGTAGCGAGCTGATGGAGGCTGTCAACGGTGAGAACGATTAGCACTGTTTATCATTGTTGATAAGATTTGCTAATATGGGCGAACAGATCACTTGAAATTGAGCGACCCTTATTGCAACTAATTCTCAATAAACGAAAGCCTCTGGCCAATGTTGAGCGGTTTAGCCCAGGTTTACACCGCTCTAGACCGCTTAGTCAAAACCTCTAAGCAGTTGCAGCGAGGCTCAGTACGGCCCAGAGGCCCCCCCCGTTAGGGGTAATGCGGCCCCGCGACATACGATATTAGGTCAAACAAATTTTTGTCAGAATTTATCAGACCCCTCTAGAATCGTCTGTAAGGCGTGTTCCGCCATCTTCCGCCACCTTATACCAAGGAGCGGTTAAACGCATCTCAGGGAGGCTTACAGACGTGTCTGAGGGACGTTCTGTGTAAACCGGGGTAACCATATCTGGCATCGGAGGTAATTCGACCTCTTCAATTGCTGTATCAACGGTTGTCTTGACCCGATAATCAATAATCTTTTCCTCTAACCACCAAAGAAGGGCAAAGACGAGGTGATCCCACCACGGGATACCCCGACTCCAAGCTTTACGTAGAGTTTTAAACTCATTTAGTCTAAGTTTTTGTTCCACAGGACGAGTGGACGAAAATTCATTCGAGTTCACGAGACCACATTGCCTCACTAACGTTAGGAAGGTGTTGATAAAGTAGATCTTGTACTTGACCAGCTATCTGTGCGTGTTCTTTCTGTGTTCCGTGAGCTGTTCGGAGATCACAATAGTGTAACCAAGACCTAATACTTCCATTCATATACAACTTAGTAGGCATAGACAACGGTAACACCTCTCTTGCACACTCCTTAGCGATGCCAGCCTCAAGCAGTTTCTTATACACCAACTCTGAGTGTTTAAACAGTTGTTTTACTTCTTGTTGAAGGAACAGGTCTTCTTCATCTACCTCAATACTATTCTGTCTATTCTTAGTATCTTGTAAACGAAGTTGCGGTACTACGGGACTACCAAGTTGAGAGGCATCTGCATACCGTTGAGAGAACTCTTGAAAGGAAAAGGAACGGTGTCTAAGGATTTGTGCAGCGATACTACGTGTAGTACTTATTTCTACACACATGTTAACCATTTCAAAGGGACTCCAATGGCTATGCTCTATGAGGTATCTAATTAACCTAGCACTTGTCTGAGTGTTGGTTTGGTTAGAAGGATTAGATACCCTAGCCATATAGCTGATTAGTTCTTCAGCGTTGGGAGTTATGTGTACCAGTTGAACGGTGTGGGTGGGACTCATAAGTTGTTAGTAATTACGTTGCCAGACAGTAGGATCTTAGTTCTCAGATTTCCAAGATTCAAAAGGGGGAGGAGAATAGATGAAATAAAGTGTTCTCTATCCAGTAGGAAAAGGAGGAGATTTTTTAGGTCTCCCCCAATTACAAGAGTTGGGTCCACCCTCCCTTCTCCTGTATACATCCCACCTTAAGAAAAAGTAAAATAAACTTTAAATTATACCCAAGTAGGTACACCGTTTTGAGAAGATCCTCTAGCTTGTCTTTTTTGGTCTAAAGACATACCCAATACAAGATGGTTTGTCTCACTTTGAGGGTCGTCTAAGAAGGCGGTAAGCATGTCGTTCCACTCTTCCATTTTACGTTGTTTGACTGTCTCCATAGCGGAGATACCCATAGCATCTGTGAAGTATTTAACTCCTTGAGCTAATGAGTCTAGTCTATCATCGTGTCTAATGGCAAACTTCTCCCGACACATACGACTCATTTGGTAGAAGAGCATATACAATAAACGCTTCTCTGGTGGGTCGTCTTTATTGGAGTTGTAGTCCCATTCAACCACACCCTTATCAATGATAAGTCGGTGTTGGTTCATGATGGGTTCTAGGGCATCAATGATACGTTCTTCTTTACGTACGTTAGCTCGTACTTCTTCTATACCAATGTTTTGTTTGGTCTGTTGAAGGTGTTTCTTAAAGAGTTCGGAAACGATGCCATCACCAAAGTTAGTCTCAATAACAAGCTTAGTGACGTTGTACTTCTTACAACCTCTGAGAATGTCTAGTAAGGTGTTGTCGGAGTATCCGTCTCGGTAAGAGCGGATCTCGTGTACGTACAAGAAGCCGTTACGTTGAGAGATGTACGTAGCTGCTGTTTCGTCGGTACCCCTACCAGAGGGGTCTACGGAGCAGATGGTTTCTTGGTACGGACCCCATTCCCCTTGGAGTTGCATCGGGGAGTAGAAGTAATCACCCGGTAAGCCAACCGTAGGCAAATCCTTGAGCACATTACGAGGGTCACTGCACCACACAACAGAGTCCGGCGCTTGAGTCGGGTTAACAGACGTAACGATAAGGTCAGAGAATTTAAGTGGGAACTTTTCTGCATCGCTAAGACTCGTATCTAACATGAACTGGAGCATGAAGTTGCTCCTACCCATTGCTGCTTCCCGTTCCAACAGGTCATCGTCTTGGAAGCGATCAGGGTCCGTTACTGACCACGGTTCGGCTCCTTGATCTATGTCTTCTTGTAGTTGGGGAGCAATCAGTCCTTCGTAGTTTGATAGTTTACGAGGAACACGAGCGGGCCAAACAAAGGGGCGGTAATTACGTTCTGCAAGTTTACGGTAGATGGTAAAGGTTGTCTGTGGGGTGCCGAGGTACATAATCCGACTATCAGACTTAGGAGTAAGGATAGACTCAGCCTCAGTACAAAGTTGAAGCAGTTTCTCCCTCATCATCTCAGTCATGCTATTACCAGGCACCTCGATATCATCGAGAATCATAAGGTCAGCACGGCTACCAGTGAGTTGACCCGTAATACCAACGGACTTAACTGAGGGTGCTTGGTGGGGTGAACAGTTAACGTCAAAGCTAATACGAGACCACCGGGCATCATCCGACTTCGGTCTTAGATGTACTAGCCAAGGGGTTTCGATGATCAGCTTTTGAAGAAAGATTGACATGTTGTCTGCTCGCTCTTTGGAAGCGGAGATAATCATGATCTTCTTTTCTGGATTGTTGAAGAGTGTCCAAAGGACAAAGGCTCCAGTAATCCAAGACTTACCTACACCACGAAACGCTTGGATCTGTAGTCGCTTAGGACCGTGTTGCAGATAGTCAGCAATAGCGTATTGAGCACGAGTTGGGGAGGGTAGATCAAGTTGTCCCCAAAGTGCTTGTAGAAATAGTTTAAAGTC